ACACCCCGGAACTCGGTGAAGCCATAGCCGAAATTGAGCATCTTCGCCGCGAAGCGCACGCATGGAGCAAGGCATGCGAAGACGCGACGACAAAGCTGTACAAACTGAGCACGCACCACCCGCGACTGGAGGTCCGGTATTGGACTGGCAAATACTGGGAGCCGCTGTACGGTGCGCGATTCCATGAGGTGCTGAATGCGCTTGATTTGACGCCGAACTAGTAATAGACGACACGCCATGACCTACGGTTGCCAGCAATACACAACAACCCGCCTATGTCGATACGACCGCCGGGCAATCGACCGCAAGTGCGAAGGATGCCAACGGACCACGGATAGCGAATACCTGAAATCTATGGGGCTATGGATTGTTTGCATATCGCATGCGCTACCAGTCTTTGAGCATGATTCACTGCAAAGGAAGATCTGATGCAAATCGAACAGCTAACCAAGCTTCTGCTGAATGACGACGAAGTGGCAGCGATGTATGAAGTCTGCTCCGTGGCACTCGAAAAGAATCTGCTCGACGGTTATCCGCTGGCCTTTGCTTTGGCGATAGTCGAAACGCTGGCCGAGTCAGACGACATGGATACGCCGGAAGGCGTTGAACAGATCACGACCAACTGAGGCGCACATGCAGATACTCGAATCAGAATACATCGCACTGACAAACCTGCTTTACGACTGGTCAAAGTGGCAGCACTCATACAGTCCTAATATTGGCTATGACTCTAAATCGGCAGGGTTCAGCAGTAGTGGGCTATCCAGCTTTGAGGACATGTGCGAGCAATCGGACAACGCAACGATGATGGCCTTGGATGCTGCAATCGATAGCCTGCAACCGGCGGAGCGTGCGGCGATCAATCGTTGTTATGGTATCTGCGCCGTGTTCCGCTTTCCACGGGAAAACTATGAGCTTATGCTTACCCAGGCGCATGATGCGCTGATCGTCAGTGTGAAGCGTAGGGGGTTGGTACTATGTTGAAAGCCAAAGACATAACCGAAGATGGCTACTATTGGCGGATAGACGATAGTGAAAAACAGGTCGTCGAGATTGATGGAGAACATTGGTATGGTGGAAAGTGCATTAAGTACGTCGGATGGGATGTTTTTTACAGCACGTTAGATGATGGTGAGAATGAAGACGATGTGTTTTTCGACGGCCCATTCGCAAAGCGCGAGTTATTGACAGATAAATAAAATCAATGGATAATTTTCTCGGGGAGAATTTCGCCCTGAATTCACCAAGACGCATGGCGATTGTGACAATTGCAATCTGACGACCTGAAATCGTCAGGCTCAGTCGCCAGCCGTGTTAGTGAATGCGTAGGCTGATACGCGCTTTTGATGTGCTAACGGGAAGGCTAATTAAACCACCCTATCGGCAAAGCTGGAGATAAGCACCGGCCACTAACAGCATCTGGAAGCCGGACTTAGCGCGGATGAGCCGTTACGGAGCGCGTAGTATCGAGACTAGCCAACTCGTTAATCGGGTCAATTAAGGCTATACCTGTCGCGGTCGCTAACGCCGCTATCCGTCCGTGCTGCCAGTCCGGGCTATAGGTTAGCAACTGGCAAGAATACATAGCCTCGCACATGCGGGGCTTTTTCATTTGCCGACCGGCAACAGATTGACGTTTCATCCCTCCGCTAACCGCATGTCACCAGCGCGAAAGCGTAAGCCGGAATGGTGGCAACCATCCAAGATTGCGATTAGATAACCACTAGGTAGAACAATGGCAAGATACTCTAAGCTCACAGATAGCCAGTGGGCAGATATAGAGAAGCGCCTTCTATCTGGAGAAAAGCCAGCATCGCTCGCAAAAGAATACGGAATTAACAGGTCTGCCATTACGCGCAAATTTTCGCAACAGTTGCGAAACGTAAAAGACGTTGCTAATCAACTTGTTAGCGCTGAAGTTGCGTTAAGGGCTTTGCCTGTTGCGCAACAATTGACCGCATTGAGCCTTGCTGATGACCTGCGCGCCATAAGTACGCATCTAGCTGGTGCCGCAAAGCATGGCGCGATGACGGCACATCGTCTTTCTGGAATAGCGAACTTCAAGGCGCAAGAGATTGACGATGCCGCGCCGCTTGGCGATGAAAGCATGGAGGCACTTAAGGGAATAGCAGCGCTGTCAAAGGTTGCAAACCTATCGGCGGAGATTGGATTGAACTTGCTTCGCGCCAATAAGGAAACGGTCGATGGCCTTAACCGTGACGCCGACAGGCCGGAACCTAAACAGATTGTTTTTACGGTAGCGGATGCCAGCGCTTAATGTTCCGCAAGCTACATTTCTGCAACTTCCTCAGAAGTTCAGGGCTTACGTAGGCGGATTTGGAAGCGGTAAAACATGGGCTGGATCATCCGGAATGTGTGCCGGGTTTTGGGCAAACCCGAAAGTAAATCAGGCTTACTACGCGCCTACCTATCCACACATTCGGGATATTTTCTTTCCGACCATTGAAGAAGTTGCGTACGGAATTGGTCTTCGTGTTGAGATCATGGAGTCGAACAAAGAGGTCCATTTCTACAGCGGCGCACAGTATCGAGGAACCACGATTTGCCGCAGCATGGAGCGCCCGCAAACAATCATTGGCTACAAAGTCGGGCATTCGCTCGTTGATGAGCTGGACACGCTTGAATCGAAGAAGGCAAAGGAAGCGTGGAGAAAGATAATCGCGCGGATGCGCTGGCCAGATGCAAGAAATGGGGTTGATGTAACAACGACGCCGGAAGGGTTTAGAGAAACGCACCGCCTTTTCGTTTCAGAGGTGTCAGAAAAACCGGCGCTGGCTTCGTCTTATGGACTTGTCCAGGCATCAACGAGGACTAATGCGCGAAACCTTCCTGGCGATTATATTCAATCACTGCTCGATACTTACCCAAGCGAGCAGATCGACGCCTATATAGACGGAAGGTTTTGCAACCTTACTACCGGAACGGTTTATCGGTGCTATAACCGAGAGCGTAACAATTCGTTAGAAACGATAGTTGATAAAGAGCCATTGTTCATAGGAATGGACTTCAATATCGGCAAGATGGCTGCGACCATTTATGTTAAACGCGAAAGCGGATGGCATGCTGTAGCTGAGCTAAAGGATTTGCTTGATACACCGAAAATGGCCGATAAAATAATAGAAAAATGGCCAGATCATAGAATCATCGTTTATCCAGACGCGAGCGGTGCGAATGGATCAACCAAGAACGCCAGCGAATCCGACATATCAATACTCAAACAACATGGGTTCGAGGTTAAGGTTAATCTCACCAATCCGCGTGTTAGAGATCGTGTTTTGTCGGTCAATAAGCAATTTGAGAGCGGGCGCTTATGGGTTAATTCTCGCACCTGCCCGACTGTTGCAGCATGTTTTGAGAAGCAGGCATATGACGCAAATGGCGAACCTGATAAAAAAAGCGGGTTCGATCACCAGAATGACGCGTCAGGCTATCCAATTGCAAAAGAATTCCCAATTGCGCACCGCATCGCACTAGTCCAGCAACTCCGCATCTAGCACGAACAAACACACCTAACCCGCTCCGGCGGGTTTTTTCATTTCAGGGCCAATATGAATAATTCAGTACGCGAACAATCTGCTGCGGTTGTGGCACAAAGTCGCCATTGGCCTTTGATTACTGCATTGCTTGGTGGCACGGCGACGATGCGCGAAGCCGGCGAAACATTCCTGCCGAAATGGCCGAACGAGGAACAGGACAGCTACAACACTCGCATTGCTATTGCCACGCTGTATCCGGCGTTCTCGCGTACCGCTGAAGTCCTGGCATCAAAGCCATTCAGCAAGCCCGTAGCGTTGCAGGAAGACGTTCCGCCGCGCATCGCTGAGTGGATGCAGGATTGCGACCTGCAAGGCCATAACCTGCACGTCTTCAGTTCGCAACTGCTGCGCGACTGTATCGACTATGGCGTTTCCGGTGTATTGGTCGATTATCCGCCGGCCAATGGCATCAAGACGCAGGCTGATGAGAAGGCGACTGGCGTTCGTCCGTACTTCACCCGTTACGCACCTGGCACTGTTCTAGGCTGGCGCACTGAGCGCATCTCCGGTGCTGAAAAGCTGATTCAAGTCCGATTGCTTGAAACCGTCACAGAGTATGTAGGCGACTTTGGCGAGCAGTCCGTTGAACAGGTCCGCGTTCTATCTCGTGGCCAGTGGCAGGTATGGCGCAAGGCTGATAAGGCTGAAGAATGGTTTCTGTTTGACGAAGGCACGACGACGATCAATGAAATCCCGTTCGTATTCTTCTACGGCATCCGTAAGGCTGCGGGAATGGGCGAAGCGCCGCTAATCGAACTGGCTTACCAAAATATCGAACACTGGCAATCGTGCAGCGACCAGCAAACCATCCTCCACGTCGCCCGTGTTCCAATTCTTGCCATCATCGGTGCCGACACGGACACGCAAATTACCGTAGGGGCAAAGAACGCTGTAAAGATTCCGCAGGGCGGCGAGATGAAATTCGTCGAGCATTCAGGCGCAGCGATCGGGGCAGGGCGGCAATCCATCCTTGACCTTGAGGAGCGGATGCGTCAGACGGGCGCTGAGTTGCTCGTGCTGAAGCCGGGCGATGTGACTGCCACCCAAGTCCAATCAGAGAACGAGGCGAATCGATGCGCCCTACAACGCATCGTTGAGGACTTTGAAGACTCGCTAGGCCAATGCTTACAGTTCATGGCGATGTGGGTAGGCGAGAAAGAAGGCGGTCATGTGACGCTGTTCAAGGACTTTGGCGCTGCAAACCTTGCCGAAGCGTCTGCCGAATTGCTGCTGAAGTCGAATCAGGCCGGCAAGTTGTCCGACGAAACCTACTTTGGCGAACTCAAGCGCCGTGGCATTGTAACGCCCGATGCGACATGGGAAGAAGAGCAGGAAAAGATTGCCGATCAAGGCCCGGCACTTGGAACGATGGGCGAAGTCGATCCGGTCATTGATCCGGCGCCGGTTGATCCGGTTGAACAGCAGGCGCTTGATCTGTCGCCGGTATTGGATGCCATCGCCGCAATCGAGAAGACGGAACCGTCAGACGATAGCGAACTGAAGGCATCCATCGCTTCCCTGTCGCAGCAGGTTGCCGACCTATCCGCACAAGTCGCAGAGCCGCAGACGGCAGAGCTAGACCTATCGCCGGTCAATGACGCCATCGCTGCACTGGCTGAAAAGGTCGCGCAACTCGAAACCAAAGAAGAGCCTGACGACAATACCGACGAAGTGCGCCAGATCGTTTCCGAATCCATCGCGCCATTGCTCGCCAAGATCGCCGAACTGAGCGCCAAGCCGGAAGCCAAGGAGACTGACTTCGAGGCGCTGCGCAACAACATCATTCGCGACGTGACGGGAATCGTCACTCAGATGCAGCAGATGAATCAGCCGCAGCCGGTAATCATCCTTGACCAGCAAACCGGCCAGGTAAAGAAGCAGATCACCATCAAGCGTGACGCAGATAACAACATTATCGGCGCAGAGATGACGCCACAGACACTTAACTAACTCGGTGCCTTATGAGCGACAACGAATGAAGCTCTCAATTTCTGACGGCATCCTGTACGTCAATAACAAGTATTTTTCCCGTTGCGAGGCATCAAATGGACGCTCGGATTTACCAAATGGCCGATTTGAGGTCACAGCATCAGTCTCGCATCGCCACGGCAGAGTTCTACCGCAGGTTCATGGTTTCGGATGGATTGGCTTTGATGACCAGTGCGATGTCGTTTTGGGCAACGTACGCGGCAAGGATGACCTCATACCATGCCAGCATACTGTCGGCGTGCTACTCGCAAAGCTCGAACTTGCTGAGGACGACGGGAAATCCGTCTGGCTGGAGGTAGTATGAAAGACTACGTTTCGTTGCTCGCCAATGGGAACGTCAAGGCGTTCCTCGCGCTCATCAAATATACCGAAGGCTCTGGCTATCAAACGTTATTCGGTGGCGAGAAATTTACCTCGTTTGATGACCATCCGCGCCGCGCGATCACGAAGAATCTAGGCGGCAAGCCGATCACTTCCACGGCGGCCGGGGCGTATCAGTTCCTTTCCAGAACATGGGATGAATGCGCCGCCGCCTGCAACCTCGATGACTTCTCGCCACTGTCGCAGGACGTTGCCGCGCTGTTCCTGATCGAGCGCAGGCGGGCGTTGGATGCGGTCATTGAAGGCGACTGGAAAACCGCGCTAGAGCGTTGTAACCGTGAGTGGGCATCGCTTCCTGGTTCTCCATACGGCCAGCCGACCAAGACGCTGGAAACCTGCCTATCGTTCCTCTATGCAAACACGGCAAAGGAGGAAGCCACGGCCCCTGTCCCTTTCCCGCAACCTCAACCGGAGAAGAAATCATGGTTCCATTCGTTGCTGCGGCTCTTCCGCTCTTAATCGAGGCTGCGCCGGCACTGATTCGCTTGTTCGGTACGGGCGAGCAGTCGGAGAAGAATGCCAAAGCCGCTGAAGCGGTTGCCGAACTCGCTAAACAAGTCACTGGCGAGCCGACGATTGAAGGCGCGGCGACCAAGATTCAAGCAGATCCTGAGTCAGCCGAAAAATTCAACGCGGCGATTCAGTCGAATTGGTATGAACTGGTCGAATCTGGCGGCGGCGGAATCGCTGGCGCAAGGAAGGCAAACGAGGCCTATCTACGTCCGGACTCCTTGGCTTTCTGGAAAACACCGGCTTTCTGGATTAGCGCCATTCTCATGTCAATGGTTTTCATGCTGCTGGTGGATGTGTTTTACGTCCATCCGGAGCGGTATGACGGGAATCTGCAAACGCAGGTAGTCACAGCCTTGCTACTCATCATCGGCATGGTTTCTTCGTATTGGTTAGGCACTTCGGCAAGTTCGCTGCGCAAAACCGAACTCATGAACAAATAAGGAGCCATCATGGCACTGCAATATTCAAGCAACATCTATCTTGGCCGGCTTGATCTGGTCGAATCCACTACCGGAGCGGCTCCATTGCTGAAAATCTACTCCGGTTCGCAAACGGCCAATTGCGCCGCTGCTGCGCCGACTGGCTTGCTGGCGACGATTACATTGCCGTCCGATTGGATGAATGCCGCCTCCGGCACGACCAAGACGCTGCTAGGTTCTTGGACGGGCACTGCTTCCGGCGGGTCTGCCACGGCGCCGGCATCATTCCGAATTTATAACGCTGGCGATACGGTATGTCATATCCAAGGATCGGCAGGCGTCGGATCAGGCGATCTTCAGGTTGATGGTTCGATCACCTCAGGGCAAGCATTCACTGTGACTTCATTCACCTTGACGGCTGCAAACACGTAATGCTGACCCCCGCACAATACGCCACCCTCAAAACCTACGCGATGGCCGATCCGGTCGCGGCGAATTTCATTGCAAACGGCAACGATCCGCAGCTTGCCGAGTGGTTCAACGAGCCGTCGACCAAGGTCGTCTGGCGCTCGCTGGTGCCTGTCTCTGACGTGGGCCAGTCATTCGAGGCCACCGAACTATCCGGCCTTACCTCGCTGAACAATGACCGCCTCGGCACGTTCGCGCTGTGGAATCCGGCAGGCGCAACCCCGGCGCGTGTAGACCACCGGACGTTCTTCAACAGCATCTTCTCCGGGGCTGGCGGTGCTACCACGCGCGGTCGTCTTGATACGCTCTGGCGGCGCATCGCCACGCGCGCCGAAGCTGCATTGGCAACCGGCACCGGGACGACGCAAGACCCGGCGGTGCTGGTGTGGGAAGGCAGTCTGAGTACCAACGATTCGATCCCGATCCGCAACGCTTAAGGACAGATCATGGCTGGCGAAACAATTGTCGTCGAAGGCACGCAGAAAACCCTTGAAGCCAATGGCGCGTCCATCGGCAACGGGGTGGTCGTGCAGGCCAACGATGCGACCTACGGACGGGCAGAGGATGGGGCGAGCTACCCGGACGCCGAATTTGTCATGTCCGCGACGTATTCCAGCGCGCCGACCGAAGGCAGCGCGGTCATCCTCTGCGCCCGGCCTATCGACGTCGACGGCACGGCAGATACCGAAGTCCCGGAAGCGGGCAGGCCTGGCGTATTCATCGGCGCATTCGTGGTGAACAACGTCACCACGCTTCAGTACATGACCTGCACCGGCGTCGATGTGCCAAAGCTGGCTGAATATTACCTGTATAACACCACCGGACAGACGATCCCAGCGGGCTGGACGCTCAAGGTCACGCCGCGCTCCTATTCGACGGCGGTCTGATGAAGGTTCGCCGCGTCCGCACTTCCCAGCCGCAGCACAAGGCGGAGATCGACTGGGCGAACCCGATCACGCTTGGTCTTGTGTATTGGGAGATGCCCGGAAACGGCAAGGCGGTGCCTTCGGTCATCACCGGGGCGAAGCGGTATGCGACATCTCGTGGCATTGCCTACGGCTTCGGCAGCGGCTTCGGGACGACCACAACCGATATTGTAAAAACGCAGTTCAATCAGCACTCGACCCAGCGCAGCTATTTCGGCATCTCGCTGGCAACGGGCGGGGCGTCGAATCTCGGGCGGATTTTTGACAAGCGCAGCGGGGCAACTGATTCCGAGCATATGCTTGTCGAAACCTCGGCAGGGAATAAACTGATCCGCTACGGGCGGCAGTGGTTGACACTGTCTCAGTGGTCGTCGCCCGTCGATTCCATCGTCCTCGGACGTGAATTTACCTGGGGTTTGAGCTATGCCGCAAACGCAAATACGGACGACCCCGTGTTTTATATTGATGGGGTGCCGGTAGCCGTTACTGTCAACGCACGATCCTCGAGCAGTTCAATTGTCAACAACACCAACTACTACACGCTCGGCAACCGCGACAGCGACAAGGCGCGCGGAACCATCGGCTATACAACGCTGTGGCTGGTCTTTGACCGGATTCTTTCCGCCACCGAGCATCTATCATTGCATGCCAACCCATGGCAGATATTCAAGCCGCGCCTGCTGCCCGTGGGCGGTGTCACGGTCACGGCGCAATACGCCCGTCCGACTTCCGATGTATCCGCCGGCACCTGGACGGCCTCGACCGGCTCCGACCTGTACGCGATGCTGGACGAGACAACCGCGAACGATGCCGACTACATCAGCACCGTCAATGCCTCGACCTGCGAAGTCACGCTCGGCACCCTGACTGATCCAGCATCCAGCACCGGGCATGTCGTGCGCTACCGCATCGCGGCGGATTCGGGCGGGATCATCGTGCGTCTGCGCCAGGGCACAACGACCATTGCCAGTTGGACGCATAACCCCGCGCCAAGCTCCCTGACCACCTACGCGCAAACCCTGACCGGCGGCGAAGCCGATTCGATCACCAACTACGCCGCGCTCAAACTCCAATTCGAGGCCACGCCATGATCCTGCTGACATCAACCAGCGACTATATCGAAATGTACTGCTCGGCGGCATCGACCATCGAAGCACATTGTTCCTACGTTGATCTGGACGGATCGACGGTGACGACGGGCCGACGTAATATCATCGCTTCGGCAGCGACGGTCTATCACTTGTGTATTTCGCCTGACGGGACGGCTGTTCGCAACGTCAAGCACATCAATATCACCAACAACCACGCCAGCGTCTCCTGCGGCGTGCGCGTGACGCACACGGACGGCACCACGGAAGTCGAGTTGATGGAGTTCATGCTGCTTCCCGGCGAGAACATGATTCTGAACGAAGAAGGCCGCTGGACGCACCGCGACGCGCAAGGCGCGGAATATCCACCCGCTGGCCTGGGAAGCTATAACGGGCGCTCGGTCGGCTTTATGAAGACGGGCACCGCCTCAGATGCAACTGGCTACTGGTACTGCACCAGCAAGGACGCCGGCTTTCCCGGTGCCTGGGCGCCCGGTTCGCCCGGTATCAATGGCCGGGTGACGGACGGAACGGCATCGGCGGACTACGGCTGCTTCCCGATTTCCAACCCAAGCGTCGGGGCGAATTACCTGACCGAAGTCAACATGGCGGCATCGGTCAATCATACGCATGTCCTGTTTGATTGCCTGTGGGTCAATTCCGGCATCGCCATCACGACGACCGGCGCGCAAGCGATCACCACACCCACCCTGCCGGCGCGCGACATCAACGGCACGACCAACGGCGAAGGCTGCATGATCGCCATCCTGTGCACCACAGCAGTCGGCCTGGCGGCAGTGGCGTCGAACGCCACGGTCACTTACACCAACAGCGACGGCACCGGCAGCCGCACGGCCACTCTGAGCGCCATCGTCGGCTCGCAAGCCCCCGCTACGCCTGTCATCGGGACGCTGATCTGGTTCAACCTACAGGCTGGCGATAGGGGCGTGCGCTCGATTCAGTCGATCACGCTGGGTACGTCTTGGGTGTCCGGTTCGATCAGCCTGATGATTACCCGCGATATCGCCACCATCGGCACGACGATTCCGAACGTCAACGCCCAAAAGATCATCGGAAATCCCGGCATCCGCCTCTATAACGGCACCTGCCTGCTGCACTGCAATCTGGCGAGCGCGACGACGGCGACCTTCTTCGCTGGCGAACTGGTGGTCATGGAGAAGTAAGTGGCCCGTAAAGGCGCGTTCGACGAAACCCTGATTCCGTCTGGCTGGTTCGATGAATCAGCCAAGTCGGACGGGTGGTTTGATGGAGACTTATTAGGTCCGTCAGCGCCGCTGAATGCCCGCGTGACGTGGGCGGAGTTTGAGGTTCCGGCGGCCTCTGTTGGCGCAATCACTGCCGATCTATCCGTTACCGAGTCGAACGATACCGCATTAGCAGCGGCAACCGTAGAACTAGCAGCAACGCTTGCGGTCACTGAATCCAATGATACGCTATCGAGCACGGTAGCGGTTCCCATCGCTGCTACGGCAAGTCTGACGGAATCAGCCGACACGATCAGCAGTACGGCCAGTGTCATTGTTACCGCGACGGTAGCGAATACGGATTCACCGGATACCATAGCGGCATCGGGTTCGGTCATTGTTGGCGCAACGCTGGCAAAGACCGAGGCGGCGGATACTGTCTCAAGTTCGGCAACCGTAGCCATCGAGGCGACATTGGCCGTCACAGAAACCGCTGATACCGTTTCGGCTGCTGCGTCCGTTCCTTTGTCGGCAACATTCGCGGCCAATGAGTCTGGTGATTCGCTTGGATCGGCTGCGAATGTAGCGATTTCGGCAAGTCTTAGTGTCGCAGAGTCGGCTGATACGCTGGCGGCAGCCGGAACCATCATTGATGGCGTCAATGCTAGCCTGAGCGTTACCGAAAGCGCGGATACACTATCCGCTTCGGCATCTGTTCCGCTGTCGGCCAGCCTGAGTTACACAGAGGCGGCAGATAGCGTTTCTGGCGCAGCGGCAGTCACGATCAACGCCACGGCGACATTGACGGAAGCCGGCGATTCTGTCTCTGGTGTATCGGTTGTTTCAATCACTGCCACGGCTTCGATTGCTGAATCCGCTGATTCTCTATCAGCCAGCGGAACCGTTGTTGCTGGCATCAATGCAACACTGTCTGTCACGGAGGCGGCGGATACGCTGGCGGCTGTCGCCAATGCAGCAATTACTGCAACGCTCTCCGCAACTGAATCAGGCGACGAATTAGCGGCGCAAGCATCTGTTGCACTATCGGCGGCACTTGCTGCGGTAGAAGCTGGCGATACTGTGGTTTCGTCGGTTGGAATCTCCGTCACTTGCTCGGCTTCGCTGTCTGAAGATGGCGACACGCTCACGGCAACCGCTTCGATCATCAGTAATTCGAATACGATCACGGCGGCGTCAATGGTTAAGCTGGCCGAGATATGGGCGCGCATGGAGCTTGATGCGGCCAATCCGCTATTGACCAGTGCGACACAATTGACTGTTGGAACGATAGCCCAGGATATATCGACTGGCGGCGCAGTGCGTACCGGATCGGCTCTTGTGCCAACGATTGACCCTGACACGATGATTTCCGAAGTATGGCAACGTCTCGGCCTTGATCCTGACAACGCATTGACGCAGACGAATGCGAGCATCGATGTGGGGAATATCCATCTGACGGTATCAGGAACCGACACATTGACGGTGCAGCGTGTCTAATCCGCGATCGGTTGTTTCGTTCGGGATCGGCTTCGGTGCGCTTGCGGTCGCGTCGATTGGACTGTTGCCGATTGCGGTAGAGCAGGATTCATCTGGCGGCGCATTAAAGGTACATCAAGAGCGCGTCGCCAAGGTTCAGCAGTATCAGCGGTTACTTGCAGCGCAGAAGAAGGCGATAGAGGAAAAGCCGGTAGAAATTCCGGCGCTACTCAAACCGACTGAACAGATTGTCATTAACGAAACCGCGCTTCGTTATACACAAGATGCTTTGTCTCTCACTGGTGAGACACAAGCTGACGCGTTAATAAAACGCGAAAAACTAGACATATCTCCGGAACTTGTTCAAAAACTGGCGGAAATTAGACAAGTCGCCATTGAGCAAGTCGAGATTCCGGATATTTCACCGGAACACCTTGCGCTCATCCGAAACAATGACGACGCGCTGGCGATGATTTTGATCTATTGGGGATTTGAGGACGAGGCTTAAACCTTTGCCGCTTTGATCTTGGCGCGAATCCACTTTGCGCCGCCGAGAATCGCCAGCTTGTCGCGCTCTGATCTGGTCATGCGGAAACAGGCAGTGATTGTTTCATCTGCCTGACTCAATGGCTTGCGGCCTTGGTTGCGGCCAGATCCGCCGCGTTTCTCTGTCATCTTCGGCTCAGTCATTCGCAAAGATCATCGGGGCCATGCTGTAACTTCCCCAAGGCTTGATGTATTCGATACCTTCATACATGGCAATGCGGAATGTTTTTTGATCGCCGCGCACCTTGGCAGTGACCGTCTTTGCGGTGCGCTTCTCAATGGTCACAGAGATGATTGTTTCATGGTCGCAAATGCTGCGCGTTGAGTAGGTTTTGCCAGATTGAAATTGCATTTGATTGGCCTCGTTACTTGGATTGATTGGCGCGGATTTGTTCGTAAATCTCGCCAGCCAGCTTGTCATATGTGCCTTCGCCCATAACCTTGTCGAATGCCTGGCGCATGCTTCCGGTTTCTGCAAGTTCGATCAGGATCATTTCGCTGATTTTTTGTGCTTTGGTCATTGTGTTTCCCTCGTTTGTTGCGTTATCTGATGTGTTCATTGTAATGCTTTTTCAATCTGCGTCAAGTATTTTTTAGGTCACTATGCAAACAGTCAATGAGCAACTAGCAGATGAGGCTATATCGCACTCAATCGACTTGACCAGGTACAGTAACAGCGTCATTCGCCGGATCATCGCGCTGCTAAATAAGACAGATCGTGACCTAGTCAATCAGATCACCGCAGCACTTGAACGTTTGCCCGCAGAATCATTCACCGTTGAACGCCTGGACGCGCTATTGCAGAGCGTCAGGCAGACGAACGCCGTGGCCTATCAGCAGGTATCGCAGCTAATCGAGACTGAGCTAAAAGACCTCGTGCAGTATGAGGCGGCGTATCAATACCAGTTGTTCCAAAGCACCTTGCCGGTGCAAGTATCGGTCGCTGCGGTCAATGTCGGTCAGGTGTATGCGGCGGCGCTCGCTAGACCGTTCAGCATCTCAAAGGACGGAGCTGTACCGTTGAACGAGTACCTGAAAGGCATTGAGGCTAATCGCGCAGCAAAGATTAGAAACGCTATAAGGATGGGTATCGTTGAAGGCGAACCGATAGACAAGATAGTTAGGCGGATCATGGGAACGAAATCCTTAAACTACGCCGATGGACTGATGGAAGAATCAAGGCGCCATGTAGAAGGCATGGTTAGAACTTCGGTTAGCCATACCGCAGACGTAACTAGGCAAAAATTCTATGCAGAGAATAACGACCTACTCAAAGGTTGGCAATTCGTCGCCACACTCGACTCTAGGACGAGCATAACGTGTGCATCGCTATCGGGAAAAATATTCCCAATAGGTTCAGGTCCGCGGCCGCCAAGACACATTAATTGCCGCAGTACCTCAGTGCCAATCGTCAAATCATGGAAAGAGCTAGGAATTGATCTTCCTGAATCAAAAGCCAGCACACGCGCAAGCATGGACGGCCAAATTGCCGAGGATATTACTTTTACCAAATGGCTACGCAGCAAGCCGGCATCAGTTCAAGATGACATCCTCGGGGCCACTCGCGGGAAGCTGTTCAGGGCAAACAAGATCGAGATTGATAAATTCACAGACAGCAAAGGTCGCGTGATTAGCCTAGACCAGTTGCGTAAAAAGAATGCGGAAATGTTCGCAAAGGCAGGAATGTAAGCGGTAAAATTAACGAGCCGCAAAGGTATGGGGATACCAGTGCGGCTCTAACCAATCTGACTGTAAGGAGTCAAAAATGGCTGCTCGGAAGTTTATCCCATGTTCAACATGTGGAGCTGTTTTTAAGCAAACAATTGATTCTCGCAAATTCTGCTGTAGGGCGTGCTATGAGAAATCAAGGGAAATTCAACCAAAGACCTGCGCACACTGCGGCGTATCTTTTGTAAAAAAAGCCAATCAGAAGTTTGCAACGTTTTGTTCAGATGCTTGCATGACAGCAAGTAGGCGCGTTAAGCCGCATACGTGTGTAACTTGTGGCGCTGTGTTTTCTCCGGTCAAATTCAAAAAAAGCGAAAACAGATTTGTTGGTGCAACCGGTCGCCACAATTGCTCTAAGGCATGCATTGATGCGTGGAAGGCAAAGACGAAAAGCGCATACATGCGGGCAAACCGTGACAAATTTTCAGGCCCGAATTCATGGAATTGGATTGGCTCATGCTTAACAAAGAGCAACGAATACAGGGGAAACAACTGGAGTGAAGTTGCAGAAAAAGCCAGGAAAAGAGATGGCTACAAATGCGCTCACTGTGGAACGAGCCATGCCGAACAGGTTGCAAAGTTTAACAGGGCGCTTTCTGTCCATCACGTCATTCCGTTCCATGAATTTACTGATTACAAGAAAGCCAATCGCCTATCCAATCTGATTACTTTGTGCCAACCATGTCATGCGAAAGCAGATAGAGCGGTCAAACAACGGCAGATGTTATTTAATTTCTCTGATGCTCCTCGTATTAAGTGCAAAGAGGGGGTTCATAGGGGAGAACGTAACGCTCGGGCTTTGCTTAAAGAATCACAAGTATGCGCAATAAAAAAGATGTTGAAAGACGGCGCCCGGCACCAAGAATTAGCTGAAATGTATGGTGTAAAACGCGGTGTAATAGCAAAAATTAGCATCGGTAAAACATGGAAACACGTCCTATAATCCTTGAATGGCTGACATCAAGCTAATCTACTCAAACGCCAAACCCGATAAGCCGCGCAAGATTCGCCAGCTTCCGAAAGTCTCGCCATACTGCCCACTATGCAAATCGAACGCATGGATCACGATCAACCTGGGGCCGGCCAATATGGAAGGCATGAAGGCGACGCGGGTTAGGTGCTGTGTTGTCTGTTTATCGAAAGGGAAGGTGACGACGTGGTAGCTATAAATTTCGCTTATTGACATATCAAAATGATTAGCGGATAATTTTCTCGGGGATACATTCGCCCAAATAATTTGCAGCGGTATAGTGGAAAAGTGCCATTCTAGGCTCATAACCTAGAGAACCGGAGCGTTACCGGAATCCGCTTCCAGAATTCAAAGCTCGCTCAGGCGGGCTTTTTTCATTTCTGCACAAGTTTCACAAAGCTCGCCATCTTCGGATCGCGGGCTTTTTTTATTGCCTGACTTCCGGATGGATAGGGCGCTAGGTCTGGATAGACCGTTAAGGCCGGATGGCCGGGAGTATTACCCAATGAAGCTGAAACTCGACTCAAACGGGAACGTGGTTGTCTCTGATGGCAAGCCGGTATTCATCGCCGACGATGGAAAGGAAATCGCCTTCGACGTCGCAGGTACGCAGGCAACGATTAGCCGGTTGAACGGCGAAGCGAAGAGCCATCGTGAAAGGGCAGAGGCTGCTGAAAAGTCGCTGAAAGCCTTTGAAGGCATCGCCGATCCGGTCGCCGCAATCAAGGCACTTGATACCGTTTCGAATCTCGACGCGAAGAAGTTGATTGATGCTGGCGAAGTTGAGAAGGTCAAGGGAGAAATCACCAAGGCTTTCGAGGCCAAGCTGACGGAAGCAACGACCAAAGCGCAGACGCTTGAACAGGCGCTATATGGCGAAAAGGTTGGCGGGTCTTTTGCCCGTTCCAAGCTGATTGCCGAAAAGCTCGCCATTCCTGCCGACATGGTGCAGGCGCGTTTCGGTCAGAACTTCAAGATCGAAGAAGGCCGCATGGTTGCCTACGATGCGCACGGTAACAAGGTGTATTCCCGTGCAAACCCTGGCGAACTGGCTGACTTCGATGAGGCTTTGGATTCTCTCATTGAGCAATACCCCTACAAGGATCACATCCTTAAATCATCTGGCGCTTCCGGTTCCGGTGCGCAGGGTGGAGCCGCAGCAGCAGGCGGAAAACAGAGCATGAAGCGAACCCAATTTGAAGGCATGGCGCCGAACGAGCAAGCCTCGTTTGCCAAGCAAATCAGAGAGGGTAAAGCAGTCCTCACGGACTAAACAAACCTATCC